AAGGAAACAACTTCAGGGCAAAACGCTTATTATCAATTAGCAAAAGACGCTAAGGGTCCAGACGCTCAAAAGAAGGCAACCGAGGCGGCAGAAGCCTTGGGCATAAAGGGCATTCAGTATAACGATCCTCATGCTAAAGCTGGCGCAAAAAACTTTGTCATCTTTGATCCTCGAACACTAGATATTGCTACACGCTACGGCATTACTTTACCGATGGCTGGTCTCATGCTGGCTAATCAAGACGCACAAGCCGCTGAGTCTATGGCTCTAACTACTGAGCCGCGTCCACCAATGCGTGTACCTACGTTTGAGAATGACGATGCTACTGGCAAGGTGCTTGATGCGCGACAAGGCGCAGACCTATCGCCATACGATCGGGCCATGATGAAGGCTCAGGCACAGCAAGAGCCGATGACACCTTTCGAGGCCATACCTGCAAGGGCTGAGCGCTTTGCTCGCGAGGTCACATTACCCGCATTCAGAGACATCTTTGGCGGAGCAATCGAAGCACCACGTCAGGCCGTAGCTGGCTTCCTTGATGCGACTGCTGAAGCGGCCCGTGTCATGGAGTCCATCATCCCGCTAGGCACTATTAGCGGTGCTGAACCCGAATATATTGAGATTGAAGCCGATCCTCGTACCGTAACGGGCGCAGGTGTACGTGCTATCAGCCAGTTCCTTACAGGCTTTATTCCTGCATTGCGCGGCGTCAAGGCGCTTGGTGTCACAGGCGTTGCGGCTCCAGCGGCGGCAGGTGCTATCGCGGACGCTACAGTCTTCGATCCACAGGAAGATCGACTGTCCAACCTCATTCAAGATGTCCCCGCACTACAGAACCCAATCACTGAATACCTTGCGGCTGGCCCAGAAGATACGGACGCTGAGGGACGCTTTAAAAACGCCATAGAAGGGCTTGCGCTTGGCGGTGTAGCTGACGGCATCATCCAAGGTGTTCGCCTTGTGAAGAACCGTAGGGCGCTTGTAGAAGCGGCTGAGGCAGAAGGTAAGCCAGTCGAGCAGATGATCGAAGAGGCTATGGCTACCATGAAGGGCGGAATGCCAGTCCCTCGTGATGTGATGCCACCCGGTCAAGAGTACATTCCTTTCAATGAAGCGGCTGAAGCTGTACAGCCTACGATCCGCGTCCCTGAGTTCAAGCCCGGAACTACTGAGGCAGACCCAGAAGCCGCACGTAACATAAATCTAGCTAACCTCAATACGACTGAGGATGTATCAACCCTCATTGATGAGGTTGCCAAGGCTGACGCACCCAACATTAACGAGGCACGTCGCCAGAAGATTACGAATGATGAGTTGCCCAAGTTAGCCGATGACCTTGGTATGACTGTCGATGATCTGTTAGCGCGTCGTCAGGGTGCGGCATTTAACGCAGAGCAGATACTTGCGGCACGTAAAATCCTCGTGGCTTCTGGTGAGAACCTTGTGAAGCTGGCGAACGCGGCCAAGAACGGTAGCGAGATGGACCTTGCGCTATTCCGTAGAGCTATGTCACAGCACCGAGCCATTCAGTCACAGGTATCAGGTATGACGGCTGAGGCTGGTCGTGCATTGCAGTCATTCCGAGTTGTAGCGGCAAGCTCAAGAGAGCAAGAGCGGCTGATCAAAGAGGCGCTGGAGACTACAGGCGGCGAAGCTGTATCGCGTGATATGGCGGCTATGCTATCCGAGCTAGATAGCCCCGAGAAGATCGGTCGCTTTGTTAAGGATGCAAACCGGGCGACTACCAAAGATCAGCTTTACGAGGTATGGATTAACGGCTTGCTGTCATCGCCTACGACTCACATGGTCAACATCCTGTCGAACGTCATGGTCGTTGGCCTTACTGTTGGCGAGCGAAAGATTGCAAGCATGATTGGTGGAAACATACCGCCCGGCGAAACATCAGCACAACTTAAAGGGATTGTTGATGGTGCGCGTGACGGCTTCCGATTGGCATGGAATGTGCTAAAAACCGGAGAGCCTACCGATCCGCTTCAGAAGGTAGAGGCTGAGAAGTTTCGCGCAATAACATCTGAGAACCTCAACATTGCTGGCCCTGCTGGTCGCTTTGCTGACTTTATGGGTGAGGCGATACGTGTACCCGGTCGTCTGCTGACAGCTGGAGATGAATTCTTTAAGTCTGTTGGCTACCGCATGGAGCTATATGCACAGGCTTACCGTCAGGCATTCAACGAAGGCTTACGTGATCAAGCGGCGGCAAAGCGTGTTATTGAGATCATCGAGAACCCGCCTGAGAACATTAAGCAAGCGGCAGTCGATGCTTCACGCTATCAGACTTTCACCAACCAGCTAGGCAAGACGGGCAAGGCTGTTGAGCAGGTACGCAATAACATCCCATACGCTCGTGTCGTTATGCCGTTTGTTCGTACACCCGTGAATGTGATGTCGTATGCGTTTGAGCGTACACCTTTGGCTCCGCTATCTAGCTCATTCAGAGAAGAGATCGCGGCAGGTGGCGCGCGTCGTGACTTAGCATTGGGCAAGCTGATCGCTGGCTCGATGGCGATGGCTGTATCTGCTGACCTCGTATTGAGTGGATCAATCACGGGCGCAGGGCCAACCAACCCCAAGATGCGAAACATCATGCGAGCTACTGGCTGGCAACCCTACTCGATCAAAGTTGGTGACAAGTATTACGCATACAACCGACTTGACCCTGTTGGCGCGTTGCTAGGGCTGTCGGCTGACGTGACTGAGATTATCGGACAAACAACCGAGGCTGAAGCGGCACAGATTGCTACAGCGGCGGCACTGTCTGTTGCTCAGAACATGGCAAGCAAGACATATATGTCAGGCGTCACTGACTTCTTTGATGCTTTCTTCTCAGCAAGCCTTGATCCTGAGTCCAGCAACTACAAGCTAACATCTTACTTACAGCGCATGGCGGCGTCGGTTGTTCCTGCAAGCGTGGCGAACATTGAGCGCTTCCTAAGCCCGGAGATGAGTGCAACGTATGGATTCTTAGATCGCGTCAAGTCGCGCATCCCCGGATACTCAGATGATCTGCCACCACGTCGCAATATCTTTGGCGAGCCTGTCGTGCTAGAAGGCGGTATTGGTCCTGATATCATGTCGCCTATCTACACATCTACTGTAAAAGATGATCCTGTTGCAGATGAGATGGTGCGCCAGCAAGTAGCTGTTGGTATGCCGCGTAGACAGATCCAAGGCATCGAGTTAGATGCCCAGCAGTATGATCGTTACGTTCTTTTGTATAGCGGTATCGAGGCTCCGACTTCTCTGAAAGATCAGCTTCGCACCATGTTCAATACAAGAGAATACAAAAATGCCTCAGATGGGCCTGAAGGTGGCAAGGCTTTAATGATAAAATCGGTATTCACAGCATACAGAGACATGGCGCAAGCGCAGATGTTGGCTGAGGATGACCAACTAACTAACCAGATTACGCTCGCGCAAGAGCAAAGAGTAGAGAAACTACTGGGACGCTGATATGACCGTAGCAGACAACACAAGCCGTAACCAATATACCGCGACTTCTGGTCAGACGGTCTTCGCGTATACGTTCGAGATCGTAGACAAGGGCGATATTGTCGTATTGAAGAACGGCACTACCCTCTCAGAAGGCACTAACTACACTGTGTCGAACGTGGGCAATGATAGCGGGGGTAATGTAACCCTTACCGCTGGCGCTACGGCAGGCGACATTCTGACCCTGTATCGGGATATGCCCTACGCTCGCACCCAGAACTATACAAACTCTGGCGACTTCCTTGCCTCTGAGGTAAACAGCGACTTCGATAATCTCTGGCTGGCAGGTGAGCAGACCAACCGATCATTCTCACAGTCTATTCGCAAGCCTATTACCGACTCTGACTCTATTTCGATGGAGCTACCCGAGGCGGCTGATCGTGCAAATAAATATCTATCATTCAGTTCGACGGGCGCTGTAGCAGTACAGCAAGTCACTCCAGCAACAGATGCTAGTGTTGTTACCTATACACCCGCTGGCACTGGCGCAGTACAGACCACAGTACAGACCAAGCTAAGAGAAAGCGTTAGCGTCAAGGACTTTGGTGCGGTAGGTGACGGAGTAACGGATGATAGCGCGGCAATTAAAGCGGCTATAGTATTTGCTAAC